TAGAATGGGGTTCAGGTTAGATAATAATTTTAGAAAGGTAAGTCACCATTCGGTTCAAAGTCGTTAGAATCGTCTAAGTAAGTTGGTGTAGATTTACCACCGAAGGATACTTCACCCGCATCAGAGTTGCCATAAACATAACCACCTTTTTCACTATCCCATCTTGGTGTTTCACCTTTAGCAATAGCTTCCAAGTATTCAACTGGTTTTTTAGAATAAACATCTGCCCAAGACAACTCATCATTTATCCAACTATCAGCAGTTTCTTTGTCTTCGTGAATAGGAGCTGGATCATCATACATAATAGTTTGAATAACTGTATATGCCGCACCTTTAGGAGTTTTAGCTTTAGTCATTTCAAGGATGATGTCTCTTCCTTTAGTTGGGTCAGTTACATCACCTTTAGCACGAAAGATAGGAATTAGTTTGTCTAATATACCTTCGTTTTTATAGTTGTGTTTGAACCTCCAAAACTTTACACCATCTTGTTCGTTGTCACGATCAATTAATTTAACGATGTAAAATTTTCGGGGTTTATATTGTTTGGCAAGTTCTTTGTCAGCGTCTCTACCAGTTGACATTAGTTCTTCATACACCTCAGAAAGTGGGGAACGCTCATTATCGTTCTTTCCTGGGTCATAAAATTTTTGCCATTTACCATCAACTTGGATTTCGTGAAACCACACCTCCTTAAAGGGAGAACTACCATCACCAGTTGGAAGAATTCTTAATCTTTTTTGTCCTTGTTTTTCATTGTCTTTTAGAAGAGCTGCGAAGTATTTCTTCATTCTCTCGTCTTGAGACATTTTGTTCGAAGTTGAACTTGATTTTTGTGATTGCTCATACTGAGCCAAGATTGCATCTAAAGCATTTGTCGCCATAATTGTAAAAAGTTTTTAGTTAGAAAATATTATACACAATAGTAAGTGTCAGCCGTGGGTTTGTCAAATAGAATTTTAATATATTTTTTGATATCCGCTATTATTAAAAGAATCAGGATCTGCTATATCTTCAAAGTTTCTGAAACTTCTTTTAATTTCATTCGGTGAATAATTTTCAACTTCATCAGGAGTTAGAATATATTGGTCTTTTCCTGATTCTTCAAATTCATCTTCCTTTTCTTCAAAATATTGAGTTAATTTTTGATTGAATGGTCCTGAATCCAATGTTCTCAATTCAAGTTTTTCTTCAGGTGTTTTAACTCTATATTTTTCTATTTTTGTTTCAATAGAATTTAATTTATCAATAATCTGATCCATATTAGATAATTTACTTTCCAACTCATCTAAGTGTTGAAATAAATTTTCAAAATAAGCCTCTTGTTTTTTCTCAACAGTTTCTTGACCTTTTACTAAATCAGTAACTTTGATTTTTTTCTCCTTACCTTCTTCACCAACTTTTTCAACATCTGGATCTTTTTCTACATCAACAGGTTGTGGAGCTGCAGGTGGTGCTGGGGGTGGTGTACCAGGAGCTGGAGGTGGGGTTGCACCTAAGTCACCAGCAGGTGGTGGTACAGCACCTAAGTCACCAGCAGGTGGTGGTGGAGGTGGAACATCTTGTTCCACCAAGTAGTTATTTATATCTTTGTATCGTCTGATTTCGTTCAGAATTTTAATATCTACTTTCATTTTTTGTTATCCGTTTAATAATTGTTTTATTCCATTAGTAGTTTCAACTTGAATTCTCTTGTGTGTTTTCATCGTATTATCAACTCTTTCAATTAATCCATCTTTCATTCTTACAACGTAACACTCACCAGTTTCTAAATCACAAACTTGTTTAGAACCATCACCCAAGTCTTTTTCTGTTGTTTTGGTGTTTTTACCTAAGTAATTATCCAATATTAGTTTAACGCTCATATGTTTTTTATTATAAATATCTTTAATTGATTAAAAATTTATCGAGTTACTGAATTATATAAATCAATTGATTTCTGAACTATTGCTTCAAAATTTTTAAGTTCATTTGTACCAATATAAGAATTGTATGCCGCTTGTCCTTTGTTGAAATCAGCACCAAATGAGGTAATTAAAACAAATTTAGTAATATCTTGTACATTATTTTGTAATTTTAATGAAGTTGGATAACTTCTCCATCTTGCAAACATAAAATTAAGTTGGTCGTCTAAGGTATTAAAATAAACCATAGGTGTATTATCAGGAGTACAGAAAAACTTTTTAGATTTTGAGAAATAAACTTCTGAAGGTCCCCAATCATCGTTTAATGCTATACCAGCAAAATTATTAGCATATGATTCTATAATGTTTTCACCACCCGAAATGAAATATATTCTAGCAAACATACAATATCTTAACAATACACTATCAGTCTTACCAACTATTTGATTTACAATATTTTGTAATGGTTGGAAGGTCGATGTTGGTTTTTCAGCAACATAAGTGTTGTATTTTGTACTAGCACTACAATTTTGTGTACTACCCAAAGCGTTTAATTTTGTAGGGGTACTTGTTCTTACACTTGTACTATTTGTAGCAGCTGACGCTTGTATTTTATCTTTTTCTTGTTTGTTCTTTGCAATGATTGTTTGAACTAAATTTTGTTTAAGAGATTGCATAAAGTTATCAATCTTTGGAAGTGCCGCTGTTGGTTGTCTTATACCACTAAATCTAGTTGAGAACATTCCTGGTCTAATACTGTGATTTACTTCTAAAATCATATAAGGTCCACTGAACATCGGAACATTCCTCAAATTAAAGTACATTGTTGGTTGAATAAGGGCATTCCCCATCATTTCAACTTCACAACTATAACTTCTATTTTTATACAAGTTATACAATGAAACACTTTGTGATGACGCTCCTCTATTATTACCTTGATTAGCCAACATATTTGTTGCCTCTAATGATTCCGCTGTAGCTTTACCAGCTTCTTGTCCAACATTAAAACTCATAAATATACCTTGATTTTGTGGACCAACATCAATATTGAACCCAACAACTTTATTCGATTTGTCCCAATCATTTTTTCCAATTTGATTTTCAACCAAAGGATTATCACTTGCTCTTCTTAATTCGAATGCGTCACTTCTTTTACGATAATCAACATTATTTTTCAAATCCAATTGTTCACTTGGTTTTCCACCATAAAAACAAACCATTTTTGCTGTAGACTCTCTATAATCCACATTCAAAAAAGTACCAAATAAAGTATTAGCAAAGTCTAAAGTTCCTTCTATTTTTGGTTTTGGATTTTTAATAGCATCTTGTACACCATAGAAGTTTACATATGATGGAATATTCATTACAACAAAGTTGTTTTCAACCAAAATACTCTGAACCAAAATCAACATAGTAGTCTTATTAATATCCCTCTCTATAAGACCTTGTAATCTATCTTTAAGTTTGTATATATCAACTAAAACTTTATCTCCAATATTCCTACTTGCTCTATCTAACAACAAAACATCTTCAAACAAAGTTTTAGTTTTGAAATCACCACCTGCAATCCATTTATCATTTAGAGCTTTGAACATTTCCCATATCTCAAGTTTTGGTTGTGGTTCACCTTGTAATACACTTTGGTCTCTTTCCTCAGCGTTAATCTGAATAGCATCTAGTGAATTTCTTACGTCAATCATAGTAGAATCAACGACCTTGTTTAGAAACCCATCAACCTTTGACAAATAATTTGTCATTGCCTCATAGAATGCTGAAGAATTATCTCTATTTGTGGAATTTGGTTCAGGGGTATATGAAGAAGGTACAACTCTATCAAAAGTCGTAATAAATTGTGGTGAGGTTGGATTTGTTGATGTACTACCAAAAATTCCAGTTATTGTTTGGTTTATTATTGTTGTATAATAAATTTCAGAACCAGAAATTGTAAAAACATCAGTTGATGGTGGAGTACTATAAGCACTTTCGAATAACAAAACATTATCACCATTATAATATGTAGTACGGAACGTAGAACCTCTTTTCTCAACATTAACAGTACCCCCACTTTTAAGTAATGCAAAAGCAACAACACTATTATTGTTTTGTTGTGGAACTGTTTGAGGTGGTGGAATGTAATTAGTTTGAAATTGATTTAACTTTTGTGTCGCATAAATCTTAATTATTGGTGCGAAGGTTTGTATGTTTTCAGGTGTGAAAGCAACATTCAAATCAATAAAAAAGTCTGTAATGTACGAACCATTATTTGTATATTTCAATTGTGGAATTTCAGAAAATCCAACATAAGTTTTTAGTGCCGCCCACGCTTCAGGGAAGTTAATTTGTGAACTACTTAAACTAATTCCACCATTCAATCTTGGTAATGAATTAGGAGTTGAATTAGTATATTTATTCCATTGATATTCATCTGTAAGTGGTAAATTCGAAAAAGTACCAAATAATTTCCTATCATAGTTTGATGGATTTCCATATTTGAAAGTAACATCGTAATTCAGGAAATCGGTTAACTGAGACTTAATATTGGTAAAATGACTTGATTGAACCTTTGTAACAAATTCTGAACCAGTATTACCTGTTGTTTTAGGTACTAACAAAAGATTTCTCATCAATTGTTGAAAGTTTCTTACTGATTTTTGAGCAATTGAACTTATAATAGTATCTAAACTTTTTTTCAAATTTTCAACTTCACTTCGTATTTCTTCACTACTATCCTGATTAGATTTAGTTGATGTAAGTGGAATAGATTCTGAAGTACTCGAAGTTGTTGCATCTTCATAATCATAAACAGACTTAGAGAATTTCAAAAATTCAGTTTCGAATCCATCCATAACATTTTTCTCAAATACTGAAAATATCTCATCAATTTTTGAATATTCGTTATCAAAACCAGTTAATGTAAATGTATCTTGGATAGTATCTGCAGTTAATACCCTTTTAAGATATTCGTCAGGTTTAACTTTTTTAATTCTACTATTATCGAAATACCCATAGTTAGGTGCAGTCCAAAATAATCTTACAGCACCATTATGAACTGCAGTATTTCCAGTTACTTCTTGAATTAACTTATTGTTATTATTGAAACACTCGTTTTTAGTTTGATTGAATAGTGTACCACTTGATGGTAGAACATACATAAAGTTTTTGTTCCTATCATCAACAGCTAAAGTCCAAGGTATTATTCTTAAATCCCTTTTACTATTTTTTGGGTCAAAACCTTCAGGTTCATTGATAATAGCATTACTTACATAGTACATTGATAAACCTGAGAAATCCAAAGCATTTTGTATATTAGTACTTGTATATCCAACACTAGTCGCATTTGTAACCGAAAACAAAGCAGTTGACCCAGTTTGTGTTGGTGTTATCACATATGTTCCAATACCACCTGTTGTACCATTAATTTGAGATACAATTGTAGTGTTAGGTAATAAATTTATACCAGCCAAAATATACCCTGGTTGTAAAGTATTTGAATTTACTTGTGTTACCGTAAGTGTTGTTCCACTTGTACTACAACTACCATTTATCTGTGAATTAGATTGTATTATTTCATATCCATTTAAGAAAACATTGAAATCATTGATTAATTTTGGATAAAAACCAACATTAATTAATGAGGAAGTTTCAAGTCCAACTACATTATTGTCTTCTAATACAAAGTCAATTGGTGATCCATTAATTGTTAAACTATATGTTTTAGTTGTTGCTGATGTGATTGGGTCGTAGTTTGGTATGTAGTCAAAATCTTTCCAACACTCATCTAAGATATCCACGTTTTCTTCAACATACTTTTTGTATCTATGCCAAATTGAACCCAATTTTAATATCCAAGCATATGGTACTTTATGAATTGCACCAAACTTTTTTAACGTAGCAAAGATGTAATCTAAAAATATTGTTTTGTCGTTTTCGTATTTTGTATATTTTTCTTTAAGGGTGGCTAAAGGCAAACTATTCAAAAACAAATATGCCGCAGCAGTATATGGGTTTTTATCATAGTTCCTAAAGTTTTTAACCCCAACTTGTATTGAATTGACAAAATATGGGGTGTTCAATATTGATGTGGTTTGTCTGAAACTAGTACCACCACTATAATTAGAGTACCTTACATTACCCTCAGTTATTATTTGTTCTTCAGGTTTTCTCCTATAAAAATTTATAAGTTGTAAACTTGTTACTTGATTATTTTGAGCGGTATTTGGAATTGGGTTTGGTTCATTTCCATTCTCTTGAGCAAACGTTGTAAAAGGTCTTGCAAACGTATTAGGTGTTGTAGGTAAAAAGTTTGCAATTATTTTGTTAGTTTGATTATATTTTAATACTTCAGGTGTTTTGAATGCTGATTGTGGTGTATCGATAGTTGACCCTTGGGCTAAATATGTTTTGACCCAATTTACGTTTGTAAAAGGGAATGTATCAGTAAAATCAAACTTAGAATTTGTTGATGAACTTATAAATTCTTGTATTTTGGTTTCGTTTGTAAGTGTTACTGCAGGTTGAGTAAATTTTTCATTCAGAACTTCTGAATTCAAAAACTCGAAACTAGAATTATTTATTGTGTTCTTGATATATTTTGTATTAAAGATACCACGTATAAAATTCTGCCAACTTTCACCAGTACCATTATTCGAAAATTGTCTCAGTAATTGTTCAAAATTACCAGAGTTAATAGTGTAATTTTTTAATTTATCTACAATAAATGGAGCACCACTATTAACCCCATTTTTGATATTAGTTTTTTCACATTCAGAAATTATTTTAATCATCGGGTCAGTAAAACTCGGAGCATCTTCTGCTCTGCTAAGTTTAGAATAATTTACTAAATAGATAATTCTCTCATATATTTCGTAGAAGAATTTTACTTCTTCTTTGTTTGAAAAGACATAATTACCAATTGGAAATTCAATACCATTTAATGAAACCCTTTTAACCTCCGTAACTTCATTATTGTTGTTTTGTTCGGCTGGAGGACTTTTTCTTTCAGTAAAACCTTTGATAAATTCTTCCACGAATTCAATTTCAGGCCATACATCCAAAAGATAACCTTTGGTTTTGGAGATTACTGATGAGTCACCAGGATATCTTAATTCATATTTTTCGTGACCATTTTCACCAGTTGTTTCTTCTATGTATTGTGGCCAAGGGTAAATTGGCGTATTTGCGACATCTCCATTATTGAAAGTTTCTTGTGATGCACCCGCAGTTTGTGTGTTAAGTACAATTTGTTTTCTTATATTATTATCACTTAATTCCCAAGCTTTTGTATGAACATCATCCATCATTCTCAAGAATGCTTCACCACTTGCAAAAATTACAGCTAAGATGTTTCTTATGTTTGGAATGAATCCAATACCTTCACTTTTATTTTCTAATAGGTTTGTTAACGCTTCTGTTAGTTGTTGTTCAATTTGTTCTCTAACAACTTTCAAATCCCTACCCATTTTTTCAGTTAAATCTATAAATGAATTAGGTCCTTCAAAAACGTAAAAATTAGTTACCGGTATTTGTGTACCACTCTTTGTTGTTACTTGTGATGTATTAAATGTAAAAGCTTCAGCCAATTCTTTTTGAAATTGAGCTAATTGGTCTGCATTTGGTTCTGTACCTTTTCTTTGGATATAAGTTTGTTTTACATTTACATTAGAATAATTAATAGTAACACCAAACACATTTGTTGTTATTGGATTTGATATAGTTGAATTGAATACTTTACCATCTATTTTGTAAGAACCTTTTTCTCCCACAGTTGGATTACTATTCAACTTCGCATTAAACTCTTTAACCAACCCATCCAATTCAGAAATTGCGGCTTGTCTTAATTCAGTTGTGTTAAGTTCTTTTTTGAATGTGAAAACCTTAGTTTGATTATTATCATTTTTGATAAAAAAGTTATTTTTATCCATATATTTGTTAAACCAAGAAATTCTACCCGCAGTATAATAATAAATTACACCTTGATATTCAGACAATCCCTTCTGATAATCGTCACAACCTGAAATTGGTTCTAAGTTTTGTTTGGTAAACGTATCTAATTTGTTTTTGATAAAGTTGTCCAAACTTTCTTTTAACTGAACTAAAGTTAATTCGGGTAAATCTTCAGGAATTAGTCCTTTCGATTTGTATTCACTATATAATTCCTTTATTTTTTGATATCCTCTTTCAGTTATTGTTTCATTAACTCTCACTAATGTTGAAGGTCCACCACTACTTGATTGTCTTGAAATTCTCGTCTTATACATATGAGGGGCAGCAATCAAAGCGGCCATAGTTAACTCACTTAGTATTGTGTACTTGTATGTATAAAACATTAAATCAATTTTGAAATTACCACTATCAGGTTGGTATCTTGCATTGAACTTCTGTAACATAAGTCCTAATCTTACAGCCTTTCCATAATAACCTTTGATTGTTAAATAAAATAAAGGATAAGGTAAGTTGAAAAATGCGGCATATGGAGAATTATCTCCAGACTCGAAAAGAGCTCTACCTTTTATGTCAACAAGTTCAATACTAATTGTTGGCATAAAAGATGTATTTTGACGAATATTAATTGATGTTATACCTAACAAACCATTATCTACAGAACCCGGTTTTCCACCTGATTGTATTGTTTGACGAATATAAAAATCATTATCCTTGTTTGGATTTTTAATTGATGTTTGTTTTGGTTGATTTACACCTTCACCAGTTATTGTTCCTTTACCAGTTATTTCATCAGTCCACGCTGTATCCAAAAATGTTTTTCCACCAGGTTTCAAAAAATTAATTCTGGCAACTGAAACAGTTTCGATTGCATCGTTTGGTGATACACCAACAGCAAGTTTAGTTCTTGGTAAAACATTACATTCCAAATTAGCATACATCACGAGATTTTCGTGTTGTACTAATCTTGGTTTAGCGTTACCATTTTCATCGATAATTTTATTTGGGTCAATGACAATAATATTGTTATAGTCAAACTCCACTAAAATATTTTCTTGTTTATCTACCATAATAGAAAAGATAGTCGTCCAGTTGATTTTTATAGTCTTGTAATGAAGCTACTAAAGGATATGGAATTGTCAATATAGAACCATCAGGTATGACCCATTCATTACCACTATATTGTGGATTAGCTTGCATAATCAACCAACCGAAGAGTGGTGAACCATAGTATTGTTGTGATACCTTGTCCATTCTAGACATTCCAACTTTATAAATATACTTTTTGTCAGTACTTTTCGAAGGTAATGTTATGTAAGGAACTACAGTTTGTTCACCATTTATTACAAAATCCTTATATCTGTTATAGTTTTGTCTTGCCATATAAATTAACCATTAAATGTTATTTTACCATCGAAGGTAGTTTTATCGGTGTTAACATTAACCGTTTTATATAAGTTTTGTATTTTACTCTCTTGTGCAGTTAAATCTACTGCAGTTGTGTAATTGAATTTCCTTGGTTTACCCGCGTTATACATAATATCGTCTAATCCATCTAACAAGTCTTTGAATTTTTTGTCCTTTCTCAAATCCTTAAATATCTTTTCTTCCTTGTTCAATTCTTTAGAATAATCACCATCTAAATCATTAACAATTTTTTCAAATTTATTTATTAAACTTACCGGTGATTTCCAAGTCTTCAATTCTTCACCTTTGATAATACTATCTATAAATTGTTTCTTTTTGTTTTTATCAGTAATGATTCTCGTCATCAACATATAAAACAATTTATCTGATTTGGATTTTAATAAATTTTCATCTAAAACTCTAAAGTCACCATCACTATAAGTTTCTCTAAATGCTACATAAAAATTATATAGTATTGTGTTGAATCCAACTGGGTTATCTTCGAAAGCTCGTACTATTCTTATATAGTCATCAGTAAGTTCAGTAAATGTATCACCAGTACTAAGTAAAGTTGGTGAAATTTGATACATTCTTGGTTTATTAGTTTCTAATATTTTTCCATCTAACTTATCTGTAACCACATTCAATTTTCTAATTATTTGAATGTAAGTTTGTTGAATAGTAGATAGTTCTTGAACATTCGTTGCAATTCCTGAAGAAAAATCAACTTTCAAATCTTGGATGTATTTTTTCAGATTTTCTTTTACTAATGGTATTGGTGTTTTTTCATTTTTATAGATTTTACTTAATCTATCAATAATCACATTCGTGCCACTATCAATATCAGACAAAACTTGAGTAAATGCGTTATCTACTAATTTTTCGAAGTCGGATTTTCCATAAATTCGAATTGTTTGTGTGTTATTATTTCCTAAATTAATAGTTCCATTTTGATAATTTCTATTAGTATCCAATAACTGAACAACACCATAGTTGTATGAGTTATTTATACTTTCTAACTTGTTAGTTACTGTTTCAAAATAAGTTTTAGTTTCAGTTAATAACTGATCCATTATAGTAGCATAGGATGTTTCACCTGTTTGTCCACCAGTAACTGGTATGTTAGTAACAATACTTCCAATTGTATCACCACCAGGATTTGGTTGTGGTGGGGTTGCTTGATTAGTTGTGACTGTTGGTTGATTCAACTCTAATGCTTGGATAATTTCGTTGTCTATTTTTGAAGTATCCTCCGTTGCTGTTGCTCTCTCATCATAAACTTCTGTGTTAGCATAGAAATTGAAAGATAACGCATTTTGTAATTCTTCAACAGGTTTAGCTAATCCCATACCACCAATTATGTTGAAATCCAAACTAACCGAAACAATCATAGGTTGGATTCCAATACCTTCAGGATTCATATCAAAGGTTATTGGGTCATAAGTAAACGAAACACTATTAGGTACAATTTTAGTATGGTAAAAGTCTCCAATTCTTAAAACAAGGATTGGTGGTGCACCAAATGCAGTATTCAATGAGTCATTGTATTTCGGTTTACCATCTGTCCCTATAATTGGAATTGTTTCACCAGGTCTTACACATTGATTCAAGAAAGTTATTCGTGAATTTAATCCTTCAGGGGTCATTGAGTGGAAAGCAGGATTAAAATATTTGATTTTTTCCTTGAAAGAAGCATACACCATAGGTGCTTCCTTTTCAATTAATTCAAAGTAGTCACACTCACTCAATAAGTTTCTAAGTATTTTTTTTCCTATTCCTTCCTTCAATTTTTTCTGAACATCAACTGTTGGTTGAATTCTTGGTATCGGTTTGAGTTGTACTTGTGGTTCAACCTCTTTGTTTCCAGCACCAGTTTCATTATTAACTGGTTGTGGTTGAATTGTTACATTTATACTTTCAATTCTAACTCTTCTACAAGCCATTGCATTTACAGAATATATCTGTGATGATGTTGTAACAACACCCGTACCTCCAGTTATATTCTCAGTACAATTAACTGAAAATCCATAATCACCAGTTTCACCTTTGGGAATCGAGATAGTTTCTCCAGCAAATGAGGTTTGTTTCACAATGAATTGTTTGTTATCAATAAATTTTTTCAGATTCGCATCACCGATTGTGTATGTCTCAAAAAATTTAAGAACTGAATCAACCCTCCTTTTTGATAAGTCAACATTGTAAGCCGCACTACCCGGTGCCGAAGCTGATCCAATCATATTTAATGTTACTTGATTTTTGGGATTTTCAGACAAAACTTGAAATATTTTCGTTACGAAATTTCCTTCTTTAACCGCGATTTTTTCATAGTTAGGTTTTATTACAGTGTTAAAAAAATCAGTTGTTTTGGTAGCACGACTACAATAATCAGTATTACTAATTGTAGAACCATCTGCTGTTGGTATTGTTCCATTTTTTTTACAAAACACAGATGAGGGGTTGAATGTGCTATCAGAATTTTTTTGATATTGTGTTATGAAACTTGGTGCCGTATATGCCGCATAAGTTGTTTGGTAGGGTACTGATGAAACTACCCCACTATTTGGCCCTGGTATATTGTCAAAAAAATAAAAAGCAATCCCATTGAAGGTATTTTGAATTTCCGCAATTCTCGGGTCATCAGTTTGTCTAGTTGTATCAGGATTTTTAGCACCAGTTGTATTTCCTTCTTCATTACCAGTATCACTTTCTTTTGGGATTTCAGCAACAACTTTTTGATATTCCTCACCAGTCAATCTTGGATTGTTTAAGATTTCTTGATATGTGTATAAATCAGATAATGGAATTGTATTAAATTTTTTAGCTAACTCATAGATATCATATTTTACACAACCCGCAAAAAAAGAATCCATAATAGAATTAATTTTAGGATTATCAATTCCTTTGAGTTGTTTATCAACCAAAATATTGAGTACGGAAGGATGGTCTACAATTATTTTCCAAGAAATATTTCCCTTTCTACTCGTTTCTTTATAGGTATAAATCGGTTCGGGTCTACCAAGAAAACTTGTTGCATTAAATGAGGCCGAACTTGAATCATTAAACTTCAAATCGTAAGGAGGAAACCACAT